ATGGCTCCTGCTAGTAGTAAGACTTGGTATCATAATGCTTTTCCCGGAGGATATGTTGATCATGTTAATAGAGTAGTTCAATATGCTGTAGAGCAATCAAGGCTTTACGAGAAAATGGGAGGTACTTTAGATTATACAGATGAACAACTAGTATTCTCTGCTTTATTTCACGATTTAGGTAAAATAGGAGACGGTGATACACCTAACTATATACCTCAGACCGATAAATGGAGACAAGATAAGCTTTCAGAAATGTATACTTATAATCCAGATTTACAATTTATGTTAATACCAGATAGATCATTATTTATTCTACAAAAATTTGGTATTGCTGTTGATCAAAAAGAGTTTTTAGGTATAAGATGTCATGATGGAGTATTTGATAAAGCTAATGAAGCTTACTTCTTCAGTAATGTAGAATCATCTAGACAAAAAACAGCATTAATATCAGTACTACACTCAGCAGATTTTTTAGCTTCTAAGGTAGAGTACGATATGTGGAAAAGAGCAGGCGGTTCTTCTACACCAGCAATTAAAAAAACAAAAGCAACAACTGGCAGAAGAGTAAACTCCTCAGAAGGCCTAACAAATATGCTAAAAAACTTATAATATGACACAATTTTTAACAGTAAGTAACGTAATAATTACTATATTAGTTGCTATTCTGATAACTTCTATCTATATTATTAATAATCTACTAATAAAAGTAGAAAAGTACGAAGATGTTACCGTTGATCAAACAGGATATCTTCAAAGAATCTCAGATTTAATTAGAGATTCGAAAATGCACCTAAGAAAGCTAGACGAAAAAGGGGTCTTTCAGAGCGATGACGAGGTCGGTTATTTTTTTGATAAATTAAAAGAAATACAAAGCGAGCTCGACAAATACATGCTCCCCGAAAATTATGGCAAGGAAGAAGGCAAAAGCTAACTACTTTACAACAGAAACAGAACAATATATAGTCAAATACAATACTTCAACAGACTCGGAATATAGAAATAAAATCTTCACCGAACATATATATCTGCCGTTTTATAAGTTAGCAGAAAACATTATACACACTTTTAAGTTTTACTATACAGACGTTGAAAAAATAGAAGATCTCAAACATGAGATCGTTTCTGTTTTATTAGAAGAGAAGATTATGAAGTTTGATCCAACAAATGGAGCGAAGGCATATTCTTATTTTGGTACAATTGTTAAGCGTTGGTTAATTAATTACAATAATAAAAACTATAAAAAGTTAAAACAGATAGGATCTTGGGATGACGTAGCAGATGGATACATACCAGAACAAAAAGATCTAAACACTGTAGGAATCACATTAGCACAGTTTATCGACAGGTGGGTTGAAACCTGTTATGATAATTTAGATGAACTATTTAAAAAAGATCATGAGAAAAGAATAGCTGATGCAGTACTAACTCTATTTAAAACAAGAAATGATTTAGAGATTTTTAAGAAAAAAGCACTCTACATCTATATTAGAGAGATGACTGACTGTGATACTCCTAACCTCACTAGGGTAATAACTAAACTTAAATTAGACTTCAAAGATAAGTACCAAAAACTTTATGATGAAGGATTAATCTCAAATAAAGTGTTATAATCTATTTATATAAAAGTATATTATACAATGAGTTTAGATAAAGAAATATTTAAAGGTAAAACTCTATCAGATCTTTTTGGAGAAATTTATGATAACTCTAAGGAAACTAAAGGTCAAGTAAAAGCATTAATAGGAGAGCTAAAACCCCTTATTGAAAATATTGGGGATGCAACTCTTATCGTACCTATGATTAAAGAATACATGGAGATAGGTGTTAAAAACGATGATGCACTAATTAAGCTTGCTACTATTATACAACGTATAGAAAGTGCAGCTGCAAAAGGTGAAAGTGGAGAATTTGATTTCTCTGATTTACAAGACTTATTAGACGAGCAAGAAGCTATAGAACAGGAAATAGAGGAAGTACCAACTAAAAAAGAAGAAGAAACAGACAAAGATGTTTAAATCATTCGGAAACGCTTCGGCAGGTAGCGGTGGAGGAAGTGGTACATCAACAAACAGCTCAATATTTGCAAGAGTAGTAGATGTAATACAAGATTCTTTTCATCCAGAATATGAAGATAAAGGCTCTTCTAATGCCCTGTACGGACTATTTTATCGAGAATTACATGTGCCTACATTAGAGGATGGAGAACAACCTTTAAAGTTTGCATACTGTGGTATATCTGAATTTAAAAAGATACCTCTTAAAAATGAAATAGTTAGAGTTGAAAAGCTTCCTTCCGACGAACGTACTCCTTCTGATCCAATGAAAACGAAAATGTATTGGACAGCTATCGTAGGAGTATGGAACTCACCTCACCATAACGCTGCCCCCGATACTATTCAATCCGGAGAAGGATCCTCAGTTGATTTAGGTGAACACTTTGTAGAAAAAGAAAACGTACCTCCTATACAAGCATTCCCAGGAGACGTACTTATGGAAAGTAGATTTGGTTCTACATTAAGACTTGGAGGAGCTAAATACGACAGTAACGAATTTACAGATGATAGCAACGACGGACTACCTTATGTTATATTATCTAACGGACAAAAAGAACCAGAAGACGGTGTAACACCCGTTGTTGAAGATATTAATGAAGACCCTAATTCTATATTTATGGGCTCAGATCATAAATTTGATCTTACTCAAGCTAACGATAAAAGAGATGCATGGGATTCAGAACCAGACAAGGCCAATACCTACAAAGGTAATCAAATACTATTAAATGGAGGCAGACTATTTTTTAACGCTAAAGAAGAAGGTATATTCTTATCAGCTGTAGAAGGAATAGGACTAAACGGTAAAGTAGTAGGTATCGACGGTGAAGACTATGTAGCACTAGACGCTACAAAAGTATATTTAGGAACAGATGCGTTTAAAGAAATAGAACCTGTATTATTAGGACAGACTTCTATTGACTGGTTGGATGATTTTATATCACAGTTTGAAACACTATGTAAAAGTATAGCAACATCTCCACCAGCACCACCTGCATATGTAGCTAAACAAATTGCAACAGCTAACTCTATAGTACCTGTTATACCTCAATTGAAAAGCCTACTAAAACAATTATTATCTAAAAAAGTATATACTGAGTAATGCCATACGTTAATATTCCAGATTCCGGTTTACATGGATCCATCGCCAAGATAGTTGGTAAGATGCAAGGACAAGTGATGGGCAAGGTAATAGCCAACTCCACTAATATTACTAACTCACTTAATAGAAAGGGATGTCCGACTGGAGAAGAAACTAACAGATTAAGAAAGAAATTAAATCAAAATCAAAAATCACTACAACAAGTACAAAGTAGAATATCTAAGTTTAAAGCAATACCAAGTAAATTAAAACCGCCACTTGGTGGACTAAAAGCAGCATTAAAGATTATTCTTTCATTACCTATACCGCAAGGTGTTGGTATCCCTCCTGGACCTGCTGGAGGTTTAATATTAGGTCTACCAATTAATATTACTACTAAGTATGCCGATACTATGCACCTACTTAAGGAGTTTATTAAGCAAATTGATGAAGTAGTAGTAGCAATAGAAGCTGTACTAGACACACCAGCTGCTTCTCTTAAAAGTTTAACAAGAAACTTAGGTGCAGCAGATACTGCAGTTAAATGCTGCGAAATACAAGCAGCAATAAATGCTCAATTAGATAGCGGGGACTTGACTCAAAGTGACTTAGACGAATTAGGACTATCAGATGATGATGGAGAGTTAATATTTTCTACCTTAGGACCTAAACTACTAGCATCTGTATCTAATAAAGGACTTACTAATAGTAGTAAAGACAGTTTAAAATCACAAAGTGATTTAAATAAAAAAGGAAAATGGCTTCTTAATAACCCTGTTGGAGATGCCGATGGAGATGGTGATTCACCTGGTATTGTTTATGAAGTTAATGACCAAGTAAAATATAATAATGTAGAATATATATGTATTAAAAAACATACTTCTTCATTAGAAAATATTCCACCTACAGCAGAATTTTGGAGTACCTTAGACTCTGCAGTAGATAAAGGAATCAACGACCTTCTATCAGGAATTAGAAAGATAGAGGATAGCAATATTAATTCTGATACTAAAGCGTTAATAAAAAGCTTATTAGATAATTTTGCTGATACAGGCGAAGGAGCAGCAAGTGGTGACTCTAAATTCTTTCATACAGGACCCGACGGAGTTGTATATGAACTAAGAATAAAGAACGACCCACTAGCACCTCCAATAGCGCCTAGAAGATACGCAGTAGCAATAAATCCTGAAGGAGCAGAAATGTTTGTCGGTGATAAATCCTTTGCTTCTGACGTTGAAGTACTATTAAATGAAATAAAATTTAGAATAGATAACCAACTTTCATAACTAAACTATTTATATATATGAAACTCGATCAATTACGTAAAATAATAAGAGAAGAAGTTAAGTCTGCTATAAAGGAAGAGTTACAAGAAATGCTTAATGAAGCAGTAAAAGTAGCATCTATGCCTACAACGAAGACTGATTCTTACACTCCAGTTACACAGAAAGATATAAGCAAAACGTGGTCGACTGGAAAAATCAATACTGGTACAGTTCCTTTAGATGAGATGATTAATCAAACTAAAGCTGAAATGACCAATGAAGATTATAAAACAATTATAAACGCTAATTCAACCTCAGCACCTAACTTTGCTCAAAGACAAGTTAACGGTGGAGGAGGTGCAGGATTAGACTTAAACTCAATACCTGGATTTAATCCTTCAAAAGCTAAAGCTATATTAGATAAGGCTAATGAATCATCTAAAGCCAGAGCAGGAGCATAAATATGGCATTTGAAGTTAGAAAGATAGACCCATTAGATCTACAGCCTAGAAAAGCTGTAGGAGTACAATTACCTTTTTCTGGTAAGAGTGTATTTAATGTTAATTACACTACAGAAGAAGCAATTAAGACTAATCTAATAAACTACTTTTTAACAGGAAGAGGAGAAAGATTTTTAAATGTTAATTTTGGTAACTCATTACAGAAGTTAGTTTTTGACCAACTTACTGAAAATAAGGTCAAGGAAATAGACGCACTAGTAAAGGCAGACCTAGCATTCTATTTTCCTAGAGTAGAACCAATCGAAATTAACACTGTTGGTATACCGGATAACAATACTGTTCAATTCTCTATGAGGTATAAAGTAAAAAATACTAACATAGAAGATGAGGTGGTAATTAATTTTGAACAATAATGGCTGAACAAAGAGACATAAAGTATGTAAACAGAGAGTTCGGTGACTTTAAAGAACAGTTAGTAGAATTTGCGAAGAGTTACTTCCCAGATAGCTACAACGACTTTAATGAAACAGCACCTGGAATGATGTTTATTGAAATGGCATCATATGTTGGTGATGTACTCTCTTTTTACCAAGACACACAATTACAAGAAACATTTCTACAACACGCTCAAAACCCTGCTAATCTTTATTCATTAGCATATATGATGGGCTATAATCCTAGAGTTACTTCTGCAGCAACAGCAGATATAACTGTAGAACAAAGAGTACAAGCATTATCAGGCAGTAGCTATATACCAGATTGGGATCAAGCTATAAAGATACATGAAAACAGTACTATTAAATCAACTGCTGAAGGAAATTCTTCTTTCATAATTCAAGATACAGTAGATTTTAAATTTTCTAGTTCTTATGATCCTACACAGGTAAAAATAGGAAGCGTAGACGATAGTAATAATCCAGCGGAATACTTATTAACCAAGAACGTAACTGCAATGTCAGGAGTAATAAACACTACTACTTCTACTTTTACAACAGCAGAAAAGTTTGCTACGGTTAATATTACAGATACTAATATAATTAAAGTTTTAGATGTTACAGATAGTGACGGAAATACATGGACAGAAGTTCCATTTTTAGGTCAAGATACTGTCTTTGATGAGCAGCAAAATACTGCTGTAGATAATGCATTAGTGCCTTCATTGATGCAACTTAAGAAAGTACCTAGAAGATTTGTAACTAGGTTTACTTCTAAAGGAGTTCTTCAAATGCAGTTTGGAGCAGGTATAATAGGTTCAACAGATGAGCAATTTTTACCTGACCCACAAAATATAAAAAAGTTTGGTGATAAGCAAGCAGTAGAACAAATAGATAGAGCTTTTGATCCATCTAACTTTTTATTTACTAGAACATACGGTCTAGCACCAAGTAATACAACATTAACTATAAGATACCTTACTGGCGGTGGAGTAGAGTCTAATGCACCTGCCAATTCGATAACTGAAAAAGATGTAGTTACCACCACAGTAACTGATTCAACTTTCCTTGACACATTAACGTTTAATAACGAGAAGCCTGCATCCGGAGGTAAAGATGGAGATACAGTAGAAGAGTTGAGACAAAATTCTCTTAAGTCATTTAGTGAACAAAAGAGAGCTGTTACTACATCAGATTATACAGTTAGAGCATTATCTCTACCGCCTCAGTTTGGTTCTGTAGCAAAAGCATTTGTTACTAGAGAGTTTAACCAAAATAGTGTTAAGTCTCCTTTAGATAGTAATCCATTAGCATTAGCAATGTATATACTAGCTTATGACAATGACGGTAAATTAATAATTGCATCTGATTCTCTTAAGAGTAACTTAAAGAGATACCTTACTGAATATATGATGATAACTGATGCTATTGATATTAAAGATGCTTTTATTGTAAACGTACAGGTTAAGTTTGAAGTACTTACTTTACCTAACTACGCGTCAAGAGATGTACTACTTAACTGTACTACCAAATTAAAAGATTACTTTAAAACAAGTAATAGAGACATAAACGGACCAATTAATATCTCAAATGTATTTACTGTACTCGACTCTGTAAAAGGAGTACAGACAGTAAAGTCTGTTGATATATTTAATAAGGCGGGAGGAGACTATTCAAACTTTGGATACGACGTAGAAGGAGCAACAAAAGGAGGAGTTGTATACCCTTCTTATGATCCGTGTATTTTTGAAGTAAAATATCCAGATATAGATATATCAGGAAGAGTAACAACAACATAATATGGCATTATTTAGAATATACCCCGAAAAAGATACTCATATTTGGTCAGAACCAAATGTAGCAGGACTGTATGGTAATGCCGGTAAAGATCCAATCCTAGAGATAGGAGGATATCCCGACGTTAATTTAACAGGAAGATCGAACAGAACACTTATACAATTTAGACAATCAGATATTACTAGTAGTATTAATGATAAAGTAACCGGTGGATTTAGCGCAAGTTTACACCTATCCTTAGCTAGTGCTACAGAAATACCAGAAACATTTACTATCCATTCATACCCAGTATCTTCATCATGGACAAACGGTACCGGTCAAAGAGTTGATAGTCCGCCTAATCTAGGAGGATGTAGCTGGAAATATAAAGATGACGCAACCACTGAATGGACTACACCTGGAGGCGATTACCTCTCTAGTCCGACTACAAGTCAGGTTTTTGACCTAACATCTACTTACGATATTGATATGGATGTTACTGAAGCTATTGAAGGAATGTATAGCGGTTCCTTAACTAACAATGGGCTTCTACTAAAAATAGAAGATGCATATGAAAATTACACAACTGCCAGTGTAAATCTTAAATACTATGGATCAGACACTCATACTATTTTTCCTCCTTATTTAGAAATAAAATGGGACGATACAGTATATAGTAGTACCTTAACTGAATTAGATACCGACGTAGCGGTTATAAAGATTAAAAATCACAGACCAGAATACGTAGATTCAGATAAAGTTAGATTTAGAATATCTGCTAGACCAAAATATCCGACTAGAACATTTACTACATCATCTATATACTTAACTGAATATAAACTTCCTGCTGCATCTTATTGGGGCATACAGGATGACTTTAGTCAAGAAATGATAGTTGATTTTGATACAACATATACTAAGATTAGCGCCGATAATAACAGCAGTTACTTTGATATTTATATGGACTTACTTCAACCAGAAAGACATTATAAATTATTAGTTAAAACTACTTTAAATGGAAGCACTGTTGTCTTAGACAATAATAACATTTTTAAAGTAGTTAAGAATGGCTAAGAATATTTCTATAAAAAAGACTGT